CGTTTGCCATACAGCGTCTTGCAACAATGGAAACAGGAATATTATTTTTAACCAACACAAAAATCACACAGAATATAAATGATATCAAGAGCAATAAATATAAGACAATGCCAACCAATTTATACGAAGCATTCACCGCTGGACGAACCTTGGAATACTTAGGATACATACTTAGGGAAGCGACAGCAATCAATGAAACCAATACCAACAGCCCACTTAAAGTGGGTTTTTAAACTCAGCCAATAATGCCTCTCATGAGCCTCGCCAGCTCATTGACGCAACATATTATTCGGCGAACATAGAGGAGCATGCAAAGGAGAATATAATGACAGGATTTCACGCATTTGTAACGTCTAATGATTTGGATAACTACAAACTTGGGGTTAATCCTTATTATTTAAAGGCTAGACAACTTCAAGACAGAGTAACCATGACTGACAAATTAAGGATGAAATATAAAACTACAAAAGATGGTCTAAAAGAGTATTATGATATAAAAATCAAGGATGGAAAGCCATTACCTAGGGCCATGATTTACATAAAAGATTCAAACTTAAAAGAAGTAGCAAAAATCAAAAATCCAGAGTATTACATTCATGACCAACCATATCATGATACTATAGATAATATTAAAGTGGAAGATGTGCCATGCCCCTATGGAGATAGCACTAATCATGCACATAAGAAAACACTATTTGAGAAGATATTGAATACTCATGATACTAAGATTGAAGCCATGGGATGGGGCAACTGCCACCACACTATTTTTGCAGCAGCCAAAAGGCAGTTACGATCAGCACCTATGCCATCACGTGAAATGGCGGAAGATTTCATCAAATTTTCAAAATCATTTATAGACAAATATGTAGGCGATTATTTGACACATTTTGGATACTCATATGCTGATTGGTTCAATCACTTACCACTTAATAAACAGAACAAAATGATCAAAATACAAATGGCACTTAACCAGATACACAATTCAGATTTAACAACACGAGAATTACTAGATTTATTTACAATGCACTATCAAGCTATATGTAAGGTGGAAATACAAGAATTAGATGGAAAACCTAGGATGGTGTGCTCAATACCAGACTTGATCAAATATGTAATGGGCCCAATAACTTGGCATCTTGAGGAGATAATGGCCGATCACTTTCCAGGTTATTGTGGAGGTAAAAATTTGACCGAAATGGAGGATGAGATAAATGAGTTAATAGACCAAGGGTTCACAAAAGTAGTTGAAGGAGATGGATCAGCATTTGACAACACACAAGATGTTTCACTAAAAGAAATAGACAGATACATATACTCAAAAGTGGAACACTCAGTTTACCATGTACCAACATGGCTATTTCGTTCAATATCAC